ATCTATATGCCATAGGTGTTCTGATATATGCGGTAGTATACAAGAGATATCCATTTAGTACATCTTGTACATTTTCAAGTGTGGTACAAAGATTGATCAAAAAAAACCAGATAACGTTCGACGATTATAAATTTATACCCAATAGATTACGTGCTATAGTATACAAGATGTTGGATTTTTCTACCGATGTTAACAAAAATTTAACGATAAAGGATATATTGGATGATGAGTATTGGAAAGAAGAATAATATATATAATTTTTAAAGTTGTTTATCTTTAAAATTGAAATGTAAAAAATTGTAATATCCATTTACATCTTGTGAGATTATAATTTACATCTATGATAAATATTGCAACGATGTATAAAATTTTTCCAACACTAATCATCTTGTACTTGACATCCTTTAGTTTTTTTAATGTTGCAAATAGTGAGATAGTATATTCCTATTCAGGGTCTATAGTCGATTCTGAATATTTTGAACTTGTTCAACCAACAAGATTTTCATATATAAGACAGCTCAATCTTTGTGCCAACGATAGGATAAGATTGGGTTCCACAGATTATGCCAACAAGATGTTTTTACAACCATCATATGGGGATACAAAGATTACTGAATTTGATTATGTATACTTGATGAATTCCAATTCTAAAGTATCTTGTTATAAGACTAACATCTATGAACAAGAGTACAAATGTAGTGTTAGCAAAAATAAATATGACATCTCCCTATTTTATGCGAATCTTCATTGTTCATATCATGAATTTAAGGATTGTCATCTCTCTATATACTCTATAATAAATGGTAAAGATCTATATAGCTTTTATTCAGTTTTATCTGTCATTGTAATGCTGTGTTTTTTGCTAATCTTTCCTATTGTTGAGAGTTGCAAACAAACTTAACAATTTACATTATTTTTTACAACGTTGTTGTAAAAATGAATCTTTATATCTCTTTATATATAATATCATAAAAATACACTAATACATATTTACTTAAAAAATGAATCAATCATTAAGAATAGCGATCATCATATGTGTACTTATCTCTTCTATGACTCTTATAGATTGTGTGGTGGAATATTCATACTCTACTCGAAACTATTATGAACTCACACCATCAACGATACATGAAGATATTGAGTATTTGCGTTTTCATTCTACAGACAAGATAAGGTTAAGTAGATCAAGATATTCAAATAATACATTCTTATTACCATGGAATGATAGTGTGAATGTGTTAGATTATGAAAATATTTTGGATATCAGCGATATGATATTTTGTCAAAGAACATCAAAAAATGTGCAGGTCTCATATAATGGTGTATATATGCAAGAATATATGTGTTATGTCCAGAACAATAAATATAATATCACTCGTCTATATACAAATTTTCATTGTTCATATTATGAATTTGAAGATTGTCATATCTATATCACATCTTTTCAAAAAAATAATAGATCTATTGATGTTAATATCATACATCTTTTTAGTATGACAGTGTTTTCTATAATTTTTGCAACGTTACTATATTTTGTGTTTTGCTGTTACAACATCATTAATCTCTAATCCTCAAACTCAATAATACACATTTAATATTTACTTTAATATTTTAAAATATTAAACTATCAATAATTATTATAAATATTATTCTACAAGTATATACATTTATAAAATTTATATCATTTATAATATTTAAGACCATGAGCATATTTGCATTTGATAATCCAAAAGATCATAACATTGGTTATCTATCTATAGACAATACAAATTATGGATTTATCATATCGTACATACGATTCACCAGTGTGTTACAATACATCTTGTATAAGAGATTTGAAAAGACACCATTGGAAAAAAATGTGCTGATATATGATATGTTTGATCTAAAATTTAATACAGAACGAAGAAAAACGTATAGATTTATGGATGATGAGATCGTTTCAAATTTTAGATACGTTGATATAAAAGATACAAGTTCCGAAAATTTTGACTACTCTTTCATATTTGACAAGGATTGGGTAGAGTTTGATCTTGAAAATTTAGAGGTAGCTATAAATCAAAGATTCGAACAGAATCCACATCTACAATCTCGTCTGTTAAATACCAACGATCTAGATCTATCATATAGACCCTCATGTCCATATATCAACCAATATTTTTCTCATCTAATACAAAAAACTAACGAGGTCCTCACGACTCTTCGATCACAGTATAAAAAAGTGGATAGTTCCATAAGATTTGGAAAGATCAAGGATAGATTAACTATCAACCTTATAACAAATTATAATATCACCCTGTTCAAAAACTACAAAGAATACATCAATAAATTTATATTGTTGACAAAATATATCTATAAGATCATCTATAAAAAATTTCCATCAAAGAAAAAACTTATACCTTATAACGTTAGTAAGATAACACTCTTTAATATCATACCTCCTTTTAAGATAGATGATAATGTAAAAGATACCACCATTACCAACCCAACAAATGTTCAAAAAGATGAGACTCATAACATAGAGTACAAGAGGGTGATTATGTTGAAATTATATAAAGATCTATATATGTCTTATGATTGGACAAAGGCTTTTACATCCAATACATTTTACAATAATCTAAAATATATCCACGATCAATTAGATAGAGCGTTGATAGATGATCATCAGTACAAGATATCATTCTACATATTTGTGTTTATAGTTTGTAATAATGAAAGATTATTGTTTAAAAGAGAGGAGAGGAGATATATCAAAAAATTATTATCATCTATTGAGGTCATCAATAAGGACATTATCGTTAATGGAAATTACAATCTATATGTAAAGATGTAAATTTTACTAGTAGATTTTCCCAGTAGATTTTATGAATAGATTTTAAAAATGTTATACATATAACATTTTTTGTTGGATAGTATAAATACCATCACATTATAAATTTTTCAACATACCCCTTATTATATCTAGTCTCACCCCACTTTCTATACTCTTTACATCCAAATTTCCAATCCATCTTTGATAGATCGCGAGTCTTGAACCAATATATATTATCCTCTCTATTATTGGACTGTGATCTCTTTTTAATTATGAGAAAATGATAGTCCCCGGTTAGTTCATTCATAAGAGTACAAAAATCTTTATACGTACCCGTTATACCACCAAGATTCTTGTAAAGTTTCTCTCTCTCGTTTTGTTCTGGTTCTCTACCTATACCCACAAAAGATACTGATTTTCTTACATCGGCAGAGAGATTCATCACAGCCTGTAGACCTACCATCAATAAATTACACCAATGTTGAGATCCTAGTTTGAATAGATTTTCAAAGATGTTTGATTTATAAAATTTCTTATCTTGTGAATCATCGATAACGTTTATGGATGCAGATTGTGTTCCTGGACCATATCTCATAACGCTGGTCTTTTGTCTAATGATGTATTGTGTCTCTTCCTCTTCATCATAATAGTTTGATACAAACAAAGGAGGAAATATCTTACAAAATCTCTTGTAACCAGTCTCTGTTCCTACAAATATACGTGCTACGGGATATATATGTTTTAGATAATAACAAAAATTCTCCATAAGACTGGTATTGTGGGTCACCGTCATATCGTGTAATAGATATCTACTATTGTTATCGATCTCAAAACCGTAATACGTATCCTTGTACAAAAGACTTGTCACTCTTATAGGGTATATATTTAACATCCTATTATTTAAAAATAAGACATTGTTAAAGTTTGGGTACAACGTTATATCCTTATTCTCCCACATATACGGTGATGTTATAGATATATCGATCTCAGTATTTATCCCTGTGTAATGAGAATCGATTTTGATATTCATACCAACACCGTTTATTAGTGTTTGTAGTATTCTTAATCTTTCATACAACATCTTGTCTAATTTTTCCAATCTCTCATCCGTCTCATCCCTACCCGTAGTATATAAAGAGATATGACGAGTCTTTGGTAGGGTCTTATATCTATATCTATCATCGTCTTTAGAGTGTTCATATAATATATCTTTTATGACCCTCATCCTCGTATCGTACGAAGAGAGAGCAAAAGATTCTAACGTCTCATTTAAAGAGTGGTGATAATCCATATATTCATCAGACGTCACTCTGTTGTATGCTAATATTGTCTTTCCTATAGTCTCGTGTCTCTCAATATCAAACACGCAACCGTTATTTTTTATAAACCCTTCAAATAAATTTTTTATAATCTCTCTATATCTATCCTCTTGTAATGTTAATATCTTATCATTCCCAAAAAATATATTAGGGTTTATATGTTCAAAATCACAATCCGCTCGTATACCATACAACTTTGCGAGTTGTTTTGGTTTCAAACCATCAAATTGATAGGCCGACATCTCTACATATTTTATATCTCCCCTTCTAATATAATCTCTACATATATAGTTGTATGTAAAGACAGCAGTATCATAACATCTCTTTATTCCTTCATCGTCTAGAAAATTCTTACCATTCATAAAATCTTGTTCGTATATGGCGTAATCTCTTACGGTAATCTTTTTTCTATCGGTTATATCTAATTTTAATGTACACCTTATGGTATAGTACCCATATGAACCATTATGTACATAATTTAAGGTCGGTCTATCCTTTATCTTTAGACAACATATGATATGGTCATCGTTAACGCTATAACTATTATAGAATCTATGACGGTAGAAATTTTTATCTCTAACAGTTACAGGAATCTCTGCTACAGAGACGTTATTCTTATTCTCCACATATCTCATAATACCATCTCTCTGACATGTCCCTATAATATTTCTTGGTGTTCCATCATCCCCTAATATTTGATCACCCTTCTTTATATCTTCGACGTTGATTAGATTATACTTATTTGTGTCTTGTACTATTTGACCACTCTCATTTTTTGTATTTTTGGTATTTTTGGTATTGTTTATCTTTATAACCTTTGTTCCAATACCATGACATTTACCACTTCCTGGTGGAGCTACGATGATCCATGTGCAACTCATAGGCATCATAGTGTCGGGTTCAAATTCTTTGATGTTCAAAGTTATGTTATCATCATCCTTCCTGTTTTTTCCTTTTGGTGCAACCGACATTATTTGCTATATACAACTTGTAATTATCGATACAACTAGTTATAAAATACAAAATTCAACATAAGTAAATATGATAATCATATATTTTGCTTTTATATTTAGAAAAATATAAAAAGAATCTTGTCAAATTATATACATTAGTTGTTAATTTTTTATATGATGATGTAATAATATATTATACAAACTCTTAGTTTTAAAGATATGGACTATACTATAGATGTCAAGAGAAATATAAATATTGTAAACAAAAAAAATAAAAAGTATGGGGATAATCTATGTATGAGAGCAAAATATTTTTATGATTACCCAAATAGAGGAGGGTATGACGCTATAGGAGATTATAAGATGTTATGTGTCGATGATATGGACAAGGTACTCTATAGATTGACGAGTGATCTAAGTAAGGATAACACCAATATACAAAGATCATGGGACGTCATAACTATAAAGATGTATAAAGATTCCTCGTTCTATAAAAATTATTACATCATATTGTTAAGCGGAACAGATAAGGCGTTGACCTATGATGAAAACCAAGGAGAGGGGCTTCGCTTATCCACCATTAACAAAGAGTTTTTCTGGAGATTGACCAATAAAAAATATCAAAAAAATCTCAACGATAGATACAGCATCTATCATACATTATTTGAAGATCTAAGAAACCAATTATGGGATATAAGAAAGATCAAACACAACGGAGAGAAAAAGACATGCATATCAACGTCTGACCTAAACACCAAGGATAAAAAATATGTATGGTGTATAAAGGATGAACCATATCTTATACCAGACGTCACCGTATCTGAGGGTTTTGAGTTTGTGAGAATGGAAGGATCTCAAAATAAGAACTATAATATGAATGATGGTGAAAATAATATTAATGAAAATAATGAAAAGGTAAGATTAGAGAAAAATAGGGATGGGTCATTAAAAAATAACACTTGGTTGATCACGTTGTTCGTATTAATATTTTTGATGATAGGTCTATATTTTTTATACAAGATTTACAAGAGTGAATAAAGTTTAAATTTTATAAGAACGTTTATATCATGATTTTGATATAAAAATAAGGAGGATAATATGAAATTGACTCCATATGATTCTTTAATATCTATCTATAAAACATTAATATAATTTTTATATATTAAATAAAAATAGACATTTGATAGAAAATAAAACGATTTATAATAAACGTTTGATTGAACAGAAGGTTAAGGGACGACTGTCTCCATCCAAGATTCCATCGTACATGGTGAAATGAGTTGCGGCTGTTGGGTCGGGTGCCATTCCTAGGGTGAAGGTCTGGTTTGCCGTCAAAGATACGACTTGAGAGATCCGGGCCATGGCAGACGCCTCATCGAACCACTGGTAATCTGCGGCTGGAACCCCACCTATATAAACTTGAGCGGCCCAATTAGCAGGCACCGCCAAACTGCTGACTATGGGGTTGGTGGTGACTTCGTCTCTTACCACGGCTAGATAGGATGCTTCATGACTGGAACTCCAAAACTGGTAGTTTACCTGGTAATCGGCGGTGAAGTTGGCGGTAAACACATCTGTTCCCGCATTGTACGTAACGTCCGTGCTGTTCTGAGTAACGGTGTCCCAATGTACTTTGTTGTAAGGAAGCAAAGAGTAGTTGACCGTGTTTCCGTCAAAGGTGTGGTAAGCGATGAAGGCAGGACTTGGAGCTAACGCAACTACATCCCAAACATAATTTACTCCATCAAATACCAAACTTTGGTTTGTTGTTGGTGGAGTTGCTGGAAATATTATATCGTAGTCTGCAACCATACCTAATGACGATAACAGATTTGTACTAAAAGCCGTATTGGATTTTAATTTAGATTGTGTCGTTTTTATAGCATCGATAGTGTCAATAACCCCTGTTATCGGATCGATGTCCAAGATATTGGGTAAGGTCTGACTCTCCAATACAAAATTGTTATTGGATACATTATTCTTTAACGTCCATTCCTCTGTGGGATTGGATAACACAAGTTTAGCATCTAATGCAGTGCTATGTATCTTTGACGTGTCTGAGGTTTGATACGCCATTAATTACTTTAATTTTAATATTACAATTATGATATATTATTAAAATATCCAAAATATAAAGTTTATTAAAAATAACACTTGGTTGATTAATATTTTGTTTATAGGTCTATATTTTTTTATACAATATATACAAGAGTGAATAAGAATAAATATTAATCAACCAAGTGTTATTTTTATATGTTACCATATAAAAATTTTATCGTTATCTATATCGTTATTATTTGAGAGACGATATACATTTTTCAAATTCGTTGATAACGTTGTAGTACACACCACTGATATCTGTCTCAGCACTCTCTTGTTGTTTCTCAATAGTCTTCTTCTTTCCCTTCTTCTTTATATCTTTGGATTCCAACACAATATTTTGTTCCAACTCTCCCTCCTCCGTCTCTTCCATCAATTGTTTTAATCGTTTTTGACTTGTACTCCTTTGTTTGGTTGCTTTTGCTGGGGATTGTAAAAGTTCCTCTCTGGTTAAAGCACCCTTTGCTGGTGTTACCTTTCCAACGTTCTTCCCTCCCAATTTTTCTCTGATCGCCATCACTGATTCCATAGAACCAATGATTGGAGCCCTTCCCTCTATCTCCAATTTGTACTCTGTTGGACCGTACTCTGATTTGTTCTTTAAACATCTCTTTGTCTCTGAGCTGCAATAGTATCCTTCATCACACTCTTCGTAATTTTCCTTGTCTGTGCAATATCCCTTCTTTGGCTCAATGTCTACAACCTCCTCTTCTATCTCAAATTCAGGTTCCTCCTCTTCTTCGATTTCAAGTCCTTCTTCTCCCTCTTCAAATTCTACATCCTCTTCTTCAAATTCAATGGGTTCTTCTTCCTCTTCAAATTCTATATCCTCCTCTTCTTTCTTTGGAGATTTCTTTGGGGATTTCTTTGGTGATTTCTTGCTACCCTTTGGTCTTCCTCTTCCCTTCTTTTCTCCCTTCTCTTCCTCTTCTTTTTTTGTCTTTGATTTGCTTCCCTTTGGTCTTCCTCTACCTTTTTTTGCAGGAGAGACTGATCTAGTTGGAGATTTTGACGTCTTTCTTTTTGGCGATTTGGATTTTGGTCTTCCTCTACCTCTTTTAATGACAATTACCTCCTCTTCCTCCTCTACAACTTTCTTTGGTCTACCCTTTCCTTTTTTTGCGGGAGATTTTGATGTCTTTCTTTTTGGAGATTTGGATTTTGGACGTCCTCTCTTCTTCTCTTCTTTTTTAGGAGAAGGCGATCTACTCTTTGATTTTGGTCTACCTCTACCTTTTTTTGCTGGAGAGGCGGATCTTGTTGGAGATTTGGATGTCTTTCGTTTTGGAGATTTGGATTTTGGTCTTCCCCTACCTTTCTTTACAACGACTACCTCTTCTTCCTCTTCTACAACTTTCTTTGGTCTACCCTTTCCTTTTTTTGCGGGAGATTTTGACGTCTTTCTTTTTGGAGATTTGGATTTTGGTCTACCTCTCTTCTTCTCCTCTTTTTTGGGAGATGGAGATCTACTCTTTGATTTTGGTCTACCTTTACCTTTTTTTGCTGGAGATGGTGATCTACTCTTTGATTTTGGTCTACCCACCTTCTTTTTCACATCTTTTTTTGCGGGAGATGGTGATCGACTCTTTGATTTTTTCGTCTTACTTGCACTCTTTTTCTTCACAATATGTTTTACTGGAGCCTTACTACCAGTATCCTTCCTCGCTGTAGCCTTTGTTCGTGCCATAATTATTTTAAAATATCAATAATTATTTAATTATCAAACTTTTAAAATGGATAAAAATTATAGATAATGTCTATTATAAATTAATATAATTTAATTATTATAAAATAATTAAATTTAATTTAATATTTTTCTTAATACATTATTGTGACGTTGATAAGAATAAATTAAAAATTATAAACGTTTAATTGAACAAAAAGTCAAGGGACTAAAATCAGGAGTATAGAGATATGCGTCTTGAGGATTGTTTATAGTTGCGTAGGTAGGATCAATTCTCACTCCCAAGGTAAACGTTTGTGCTGCCGTGAGATGTACCGTGTAGGCAATGGTGGCTCTAGTTTGGCATTGGTTCCATAAGAAATCGCTGGCATTAACTCCAGAAGTGGCCGGATTCAAACTACCTACTAGCCAACTGTGAGGAACGGAGAATTCTCTTGCAATAAAATTTGTGGTGACCTCGTCTCTCATCTCAGCAAAGTAAGACGGTGCTGCTTGGTCTAAGTAAGCGCTATAGGAAACTTTGTAATCACCCTCAACATTAACGGTGAATATACCAGTTCCCACATTATAAGTAACATCGGTGCTGTTTTGTACTATTGTGTCCCAGAGCAATATATCATAGGGAATCAAACCATAAAATACAGAAAAATCAACTGTGTGATAGGCTATGAAGGCAGGACTTGAGGTTAACGGAGCTCCACTCCAAATATAATTTACTCCATCAAATACAAAGGTTTGGTTCGCTGTGGGTGGAATTGGTGGAAATATTATATCGTAATCCGCAACCATACCCAACGATGATAGTAGATTTGTACTAAAAGCCGTATTGGATCTGAGTTTTGTCTCTATCAACTTTATTGCATTAACAGCGTCAATAACCCCCGTTGTTGTATCGATGTCCAAGATATTGGGTAAGGTCTGACTATCCAATACAAAATTGTTATTAATTACATTATTCTTTAACGTCCATTCTTCT